CGTAGGTTTCTCTACAATGATGGTGATGAATCTCGTTGTATCTGGGGATTCGTCAAACATAAAAGAACAAAGAGAAGCAGTACGCACACTTACCATGCCCCCGTCAATTGTAATAAAGTAGGTGTTGAAGTTAACATAAATGAAACTTCTCCATATACTGCAATGCAACTTAATTTAACTCCATTAGAGCAGTTCTTCGTGTGATGGTTAAATGTTAATTAGTGTTTTTTTGATATCGTGAGCGGTGCGAATGACGTAACACCCGTGCCTGATAGAATTATGGAAAAAACAGGTTTTCGGTCTAGTGGTGGCAAGGGTTCTCAAGATAGGAAAACGAGGGCATGTCAGAGTACCACCAACCAAACCAAACCAGTTGCCAAGGTGTCCACTAAACTCGCACAGACCTGAAAATCGTGTATTATTAAAGAGTCAAAGGAATTCAACCGAATGCGATCAACCACCAAAGCACAAGCACTGGAGCAGTTCCGTTACAACTGGAAAGTTTCAACTATGGGCACACAGTGGGCAACAGATAGTATTGCAAAAGCAGAAGCATGGAGTTGCTTCACTGATGAACTTTGTAAGGAAGGTTACATCACCATGAAAAAGTATGAGTCATGGTCTAACCCTTTCTGATTCAAACTTCACAAACTTTTTATTATCATCATGACAACAATCACTCAATCCAAAACAGAATATCTCACCGAATGTTTTCTTGAGGTTGTCAGCAATCGATGGAAAGTTAATGCAATTGAATCGGGACATAGTTCATACTCTAAGTTAGAATATAGTGTAGGCAAAAAATATATCAAGGTGAATCAATTCAGGGTTCATGCTGATAACAGTTTTTCAAATAATGGTGTGTTCATGTTCATCGACAAAGAGACTGGTGCATGTTACAAACCAGCATCACATAAAGCACCTGCGAAAGGCATTCGGTTCTATATTGATTTCTTGACTGATCACCCTGAGATCGTAGATCCTTACGGTTCATTTTTATACGTTCGCTGACGTGTGCCTGTGGGCGAACCGTCCACTTTTGGTGGATTTCGCCCCCTTTGCCTGTATTATTAAAGAGTCAAAAGAAACGAACCCAAATGCGCTACACAACTCCATCAGGCCGTGAGTATTTCTTCCCTGAGTCAATCTCTCGCGATGAAGCACTCGAACGCATGGCACAATATGCAAAGAAATATGAAAATGATGAGCGCTCTGGACAACAACTATTCGACGACATGTTCGGAGGTTGATTAACATTATGCCAACTGATTTCCCAATCTACAAGAAACAACTTCCACAAGTTTGGTTGGAAGATGATAAGTTTATCATCGAATCATCTTCATTTCGATATGTGATTGCAGATGACTTGAAACTCTTGTTTAAGTTATGCAGACGATTTAAGTCCGATGCAATTGCTCAAACTTACGCCACTAATTGAATCATGAATTACACTCTCAAGCAACTTCAAGACAGAGTATCACGAATGATTGAAGAACAGGGAGAAGATGCAGAATGTGGCGCATGGATTTATACCAAGAATGATTGTCATTTAAAGGATGAAAATGGTGAGTTTGATTATGATGCTCAGGTAGAAGATCCTGCGTTGATTGCACGTATCTTTGACGATGTAGGAAACAACGATTACATCTATCAGGTGATTCAAGAGAGTGTGGATGAGATCACAGAAGAGCAATGGATGCAGTATCAACAAGAATTAGTGGAGGTAAAATGACTATAATTCGTGATGATTTACAAGAGCAGTTTATTCAGTGGGACTTGAGTCAAATGACGCTAGATGATTTGCAAAAGTATTTTGTGGACATGCAAAATGCCGAATTGGATAGTTTGTCTGATGATGAATTGATTGACGAGGTAAAGCAATATAACCCTAGTTTGCTGTAAAAGTAAAGAGAAATAAACCAGTTGGGGAACCGTCCACTTTTTGTAGATTTCCTCGCCTCCGCCTGTATTATTAAAGAGTCAAAAGAAAGTCACTCCATGGCAGTTCAAATCGCTAATCACTCTCACTACAAAATCGAGATTGACTTCCCTGAGTCGCCACAGCATCCCGTCGTATACTTTCGCAAGTGTCGCAAGTGTACGACTCACAAGGGCATGGAGCGGCAGCATGATCGTATTGTTAACGAGTCTTGCGATCAGTGGCGTGATTATGGTTTCCGCCGTCTCACCGTGTCCCGTGTGCCTGCCAATGAAGTGGCCACCTGGTGACCCATAGGGCGCCAGATGCCCTATAATTAATTCATACCAAACAATTCAACTCAAATGCAACTCACAGCACAACACGGAAACATGGTTGTTGACTTCTACCCCGTCAAGTATGCTGATGGAAGTATTAGTGAGCGTCTAATGTATAAGACGGTTACATTTGCTAATGACATGCAATCAAAGTCCTACATTAACAAAGAATCGTTTGAAAAAGAGGTTGATAATCGTGTTTATGGGTACAACTATGAAGTGACTGATCTTCACACAGAACCACAACTTTTCAACTCGGCCCTTATTCAAACTCGCTGGTGATATGAAAGTAACTCAATACTTACTAAGTGGAATCTTTATCTTTGTCGGTATCACTTGTTATCTGCTATTCCTAGCGCAACGTGATACCCAGATGATGAACTACTATGACTCAACAACTATTCAAGGATCAAAATGATGCACAGTTCCTACACTGATCGCTACTCTTCTGATGAACATTTTGATGGAGATTGGGATGACATAGTGTCACCAGATGAGTATAATGATTATATCGATCGAGTGCAGTATGCCAAGAGTAATGGTTACAAACGTCCAGCACTTTATGTGCCACGTCAACAACGTCGAATGAGTATTCTATCGGAGTATTGATGCAAACTACTGAAATCGACAGAATCATTGATAACCTCAAGGATGCTATTCGTGTCTGTCATGAGATAGATAGTTCGGATATTAATCCTGATCGGAGTTATCCTTTCGCTGCAGGATATGCTCGTTCATCAATGCAATCAGCGGTTCAATCTCTTCAACAACTAAAACAATCATGACTGATCTAAATGTGACTGACAACATTACCTACAATGACACATTTCCATATCGCCAACATCTTCGCGGTTTGTTGTGTGACATAGTAGGAGAATATCTTGCTAGTGAAGAAGTTTCTGCGGATGATATGATTAATGATTTTCGAGCAGAGATCAAATCATGGATGGACTATCATCAACAAAATGAAATGAAAGCATCAGAAATGTATTGCAAATCTGTTGGACTTGCGAATAGCAAACTATGATATGTGTGTGTCATGAATGATACTTAGTCTTTTTTCCATATCGGGAGCGGTGCGAATGACGTAACACCCACTCCCGACAGAATTATGGAAAAAACAGGTTTTTGGTCTAGTGGTGGCCATGATTCTCAAGACACAAAAGCGGGGATGGCCCAGCATACCATCAACCAACCCAAACCAGTTGGGCAACTGCACACTATCGCTTGATTTTCAGCTCAAAAGCTGCCATACTATCAGTATGAACAAAACACAAGCAATCGATATCCTCTCCGCTCACTACGGAGCAACCTACCAGGGTTCCAACGTCATCACGATCACAGGCGATCTGATCACTGACATTATGAACGAAGGCGATGAGGGCAAGACCTTCCACAAGTGGAACACCGCTCCCCTTCCTACCACGGTAGAGGATGGCTCCCTGATCGGGTTGGCCGAAATCTACCTTAAGAAGGCGATGTGACAACCCTAGAACCGTCCACTTTTGGTGGATTTCTCCGCCACTTCCTGTATATTAAAGGAGTGGAGGGGAAACGACCTCACCGCACTCTTAACCCTCTTCACTTCTCTCATCATGCGTAAGATCGAAACTCAAATGTGTGCCGCTGTTCAATCTAACTCTGATTGGCAGTCTGCTAACACTTCAGTTCATTTTGACCCCGAAACTGGTGTCTCTGTTGTACGTCTCCACGGTAACAAGATTGCCGAGGTTTCTGACAACGACATGACAATCTTTGATGGTGGTTGGCAGACAACGACAACTAAATCACGTTTGAATGCACTTTGTGATGAGTTTTGCATCGCTGGTGAGGGAGTATTTCAAAAGAATTACAAGTGGTTTGTAAGAAAGTTTGCGGGTGCTATTAACGGTAACAGTGTATTCACAACCGAAGATTTCGACAACGGTTACATCTTCTCATGATTACGACTGGAAACGCTTCAGATTGGGACGACTTTTGGAACGGTCCCGATATCAACGACATTCCCACATTTCGCAAAACTAACATGACTGATCTAACATCCGAAGCGATTGAAGTGATGGAAACTATCGAAGATTCCGTCGAATTTATATGTTCTGAGAATCAACTATCAGGACAGAAAGTGTGGACAATGATTGCTGCACTTGCTGATGCTAAACTTGCACAATTCCCAACAGACTAATTCACCTTTATTCTTCTAATTCAATGAAACTTAACGAATCACAACTTGACACATTGCGTTCTGATTATTGTACTATGATCATTGATGATATGGACATGGATTCGCTTCTCGGTTGCATGTTTGATATGATGATGAAAGAATATTCTACATGTGGACAAGATGAACTTATCGGTGAGATTCTGAATCTTTATGATCAGGAAGTTCTCGATAGTTTGTTACCTAAACAAGAGGTGATTAGTGAGTTAGAAGTTAACACGCCACAGATGGGAATGGGAGTCGGTAAATGACAACTATAGTCTCTGCTTCTGATGTTAAAACGAGAGAGAAACATTATGTTGTTCGTTTCTCAAATGGCACTTATGTTTGGTCGAATTCAGTGATAGGTGTTTTGCCATTCTTTCAGAAGTCGTATTCACATTTCCCTGGTGAAGATCCTCCGTCGCATTATTACTATCCATGAGTATTAAGGTCTATGATGATTTTCTAGATTCGGAAGATTTTTCTAAACTGAATACACTTGTCGAATCTGGTGATTTTCCTTGGTTCTTTAATCAGCGCATTACTCGTCCTGATGAAGAGAAAACAACTGGTCAATTCACTCATACTTTATATCGTGCGAATGAAGGTAACGCCGAATGGACTGACATATTCTTTGGCGTCATAATGCCTCAGATTGAAAATGTTCATGCTGGTTCTGATGTGCTTATCGTAAGTTCAAAAGTGAATTTGAACTGGAGACAAGATGATAATCGCCCTATTGGCACATTTCATAGGGATCGTGATATCCCTGGTGATATTCACAAAACTGCAATCTTTTACCTGAATACAAATGATGGGTTTACTAAGTTTGAAACGGGGAAGATTGTGAAGAGTGAAGCGAATCGTATTGTTATCTTTGATGGTAGTATTAGTCATCATGGATATACATGCACTGATGCTCAAACTCGTATTATCTTAAATCTTAATTATCTTGTATTGCCGTGAAAAAAGAAACATCGTCAACTCGACAAGTGTTTAACTATTATGGACAATTATCAATCAAATCACAAGATCGTTTATATCAAGAAATCGTAAAGTATTATAGGGACGAAGAGATGCAAAAGATTGACAATTGATATCTTCTCATATAAAATAGTATGGTCTACTTCTCACTCTACAATGCTTCTCACTAACACTCAACTCACACGCTATCGCGTTACTATCGATTTCACCGTAGATGATACTAACTGTGTTCATCCTAGAGATTGGAACTGGAAAGAACTTATACAGTTAAAAGGTGATGAAAAGGTAAGAGAATTATATGTAGAAAACCTCGGTACATATAACACTAAGAAAGGTAAGCGAAAGGAGAAGAAGAATGGATGAGGAAGAGTATGCAATGCTGATCGAATCAGAAGAGGAAAGGTATAGAGAAGATAATAAAGATGAGTATGATTATGAGTACGCAATCGAGGTAGAATACGACAGCGATTAGTGCTCGAATACACCGTAAAGTGCCTTCGGATATGCTTCAGAGTATCTCCGAAGGTTCTTTTTATGCTATTAATTAAATGGCTAATTAAATGTAGTTGCGTGTTGTATCTCTCGTAGATGTATGCGGTTTTAAATGGTCCTTAGAGTAGTGATCTTGGACCGCAGGCTATCATGAATCCCAGAAAATGTCAAGACCTCCGAGGCACACTTATGGACCCCTTATAAGGGATTCTGATGGTAGCAAATTACTTGACAATCCTTGGGGCATTCGTTATACTAACTCTGTAAGGGTTCAAAGGGCAGTGCTTAGCTTATAGCTACCATACTTTCAGTCCCTATGAGTCGTTCTGTGTCCACTACGTGAACTGTCCACTATTCTCCCATGAGCAGTCTAGATCGTGTATATTAAGAGAGTCAAAGAGATTTGCTTCACAAATGACTCAGACTACACTCAACGTTGCTACTGCATCCCGTGGAGATCTTTTGATTGCTGATGCTCGTGGTGAGGTAAAGTACACCGTGCTTAAGACTCAACGTCCTCGGAAGGATTTGCTTGTTATGACACAAACAAAGGGTCTCCGTACTAACACTAACCGAGGTAAGATTAACACTAAGATGGCTTCACATATCTGATACACATTCAAGAGGGAGTGCTTGACATTCCCTCTGAAGTCTGGTAGGATATCAGTAGCAAATAGCAGGGTTTTTGCGGTTGTTATGTGTTGTGTTATGTTCCGA